CATAGTTATGAGTATGAGATGATGGTGCGAATGTAGATGGCTTACCTGTAACATTACCCCAAGCAACAGAATTTGCACTGCCAGCACTATTCGCATAAGATGCAGTACCGCTATCAGTACCAGAAACGATACTACTATATGCTTGTTTATGAAGTGCGGTACCAGCAGCTGCAATAGTAGCATAACACTCGGTAGATGTTTTTGCATCTGTTGCAGAGGTTCCACTTACTTCTGAAGAATTGACCAGCACCCAAGTTCTGCTAATACCACCACGCGCACCACTTGCAAGTGTACGGAAACAAGTTCCAGCATACGATCCTCCTGTTTTAAAGAAGGCATCTGCGTAAGTCTTTCCAAAAACATTGTAAATTCCGACTTGTACGCTATCCGCACTTAAGCCACAACGAACCAGCCATTTTACTTCAACTGTCGATGCTAAGCTGCTGTTATTCGTACGTAATACAATTCGTACAATACCGAAGCCACCACCACTATAATCCTGTGAGATAAAGAATGTGGTTGATTTATCTGAATAGCTTGCAGCAATAGTATCCAGTTTTGCGAATCGATGGAATGGATAATTGTTTTTGTCGCCTACACTCGCAGACGAACTATAAAATCCGATATTTGCAGAGGAGTTACCACTACCATCATAGTTAAAACTTAGCGTGATGTCAGTTCCACCAGATACGGTTCTAGCAGTTGCTAGTTTATTTGCGGAGTTTGCAGCACCACCAGAACTAGAACTTCCTGCATAATTGTGCGTATGAGAGGTAGGAGATTTCCCGTTAAGAGCAGAAGTAATAGCATTTTGAGTCATGGTACCATCTGTAGCCGACCCAGTTTCAGTATAAAGCTTAGTTATTCCTAAGTAACTTGATGTACCTACAGAATATGTCGTATTTGTAGGGATTACCCATGCACCATCTGCACGAAGAAACTTTAATTGTTCTCCTATATTAGGTGCAGGAACAAGACCAGCACTTCCGGCAGAAGAAGAAGTAGCACCCTTCATGTTTCCATAAGTATGATCGGTAAATAATGCATCTGCAGGCACTGACTTACCAAGTGTATATGAACAAGCTACTGGCTTACCACCTGAGAAATATACTGGCTGAGTTGATGATCCAGCATTAGAAGTAAGAGCAGCGGCAGATGATGCGCTACCTGCAGAAGTAGCATATTTTACACTTTTTGTGGCGTCGGCAGTATTGTCAACGTTGCCTAATCCGACTTCGCTTTTAGTATGCGTATGTGAAGACGGAGCTTTCCCGTCAACTAACTCTTTTAATATTTTACCCTGTGCAGCAGATAGAGACTCAGTTGTAGAGCTGCTTATTAGATTATCCTGAATACCTCGCCAAGTGTCACTTGAAGGAGGCGTATAGCCAAGAGCGCCTGTTACATCGCCTTTTGTAAGTTCAGCTTTTGCATAAGATAGTTCAGACCATTTATGTGTTCCATCTCCCACTTTATGTTTACCGAATTTATCACTTGTAATTGCTATTTCTCCACTTAAAAGAACAGGATTATTTTTATTCCAATTAGCTTCCGTATCATATTTATGTTTGATTCGTATATTGAGATTTTGTTCTCCCATTGTGCACCTCCCTTTTTTAATTTTTATTTAAATAGATATAATCTATAATTTTCATATTTAGTAAAGCAGCCTCATAAAAGAGGCCACTTTCATTTAAACAGATGTCCCACAATTTAAAATAAGAGTATTGGCTCCATTAGTTAAATAATCAGTATTTAAACTTTTAACACTAAGAGCAACATTTCCTCCACCGTTAAATGCTACAGCATCAGCAACGGCACCTCCAGTAAGAGAGAAATTTCTTGATGCTGCAAGTTTTGTTGCAGAAGCAGCATTACCTGTACAAGCAGCCGCAGAAGTAGCAGTCGTTGCGTTACCCTGAAGAGCACCTGCAAAAGTAGTAGCAACAAGTTTCCCAGCAGTTGTATCAAGATATACACCTGTATCAAATACCTGTTCTCCAATACCAGTTGTTGCACTTGTAGTACCAGTTACATAAGCCTTTGCAGTAGTATTAAGAGTATTCTTTACTTTCTGGTCAGTTGTTTTGTAACCTTTTCCTTCAACAAAAGCGGCAACAGCTTTTGAAGTTGGAAGCTTAGTAGAAGTAGAAGCGGCTGCGATAGAAGAATCTACCTGTTTTGTAGCAGCTTCACCTACTGTAATTTCTCCAGATTTAGCACTTGTTGTAAGATTCTGTGTTGTAGTGGAATACTTAACAGTAGTAACGATTTCATCACCAGATGGTACAACAATCCATTTTGGATCCTTTGACATAGCGACTACTAAGTCACCGACCTTAGCTGTCACAGCAGCTCCTGTATAAGAATTATCAGCAACTACAGAAACCTGAGTAATTACTTTATATGTATCGCCTATTACAACAGAAGATGTAGGAAGAGCAGTAGCAGTACCATTAGTTCCAAGTGTTCCTTTAAACACCATTGCATCAGAAGCAGCAATAGAACTTGAAATTTTGGCATCTACATACTGTTTTGTTGTTGGCTGTAAAGCATCAGTTGGATCGGCTGCAAGCGTTACTGTACCTGTGAATGTACCACCGGCTTTTGGCATAGCCGCGTCTGCTTTTGCACCCTGAGCGGATGTAGCATAGGCACCTGAAGCTGTGTAAGCAGCAGAACCTAGCCCTTTAACAGCAATATTGTCAGTAGCATTGCCGTTAACAGTTAATTTAATTGTGCCGTTATTAGTTCCAGAAGTAATAGATACAGACTGAACTGATTTATCTGCTTTAGCACCTTGTGCAGCTGTTGCAAATGTCTCGGCACCTTTAAATGCGGCAGAACCAAGAGCACCAGAGGCATGCGGAACTAACTGTCCGGAAATATTTGTTACTACAGGAACATTGGCTGTCGTTCCAAGAGCGGCTCCATTTACAGGAACTTGTCCCTGTGAAGCTCCAGCTCCTTTATATGCAGCAGATCCCAATCCTTTTACTGCTATATCTGTTGCTGCTCCAGTTCCTGTTGTTACAGAGATTGTACCGTTCGCAGTGCCAGAAACTACTTTACGGACTGCGTTTGTAGCAAGAGCACCCTGTGCGGCAGTTGCATAAGCAGAAGTATTTGTATATGCAGCACTTCCTAATCCTTTTACCGCAATATTATCTGTAGTTGTTCCATCTACAGTCAGTTTTAATGTACCGTTGTTAGTACCGGAAGCAAGAGTTACGTTCTGTACTGAACCATCACCAATCAGTGCAGAGATTTCTTCTGGTGTCATAGTTGCATATGGCAATTCAGCAAATGTTTTAACTCCATCACCAATTTTAATTTTGTAAGCACCAGATTCTGTAATTTCAATCGCTTGTTCACCCTTTAAAAGAACAAGCGTAGATTTCGCCCAATTAGCGGTTGTATCCGATTTAAGGGCAATACGAGTATTCAATGTCTGTGTAGCCATTTACATCATCCTTTCGAGCTACCGCATTGCATGATGAATTCCTTTTCAGGATCAAATGCCAATGCATAATATTTGATATTATTATCATCCCATCTATAGATTGCATTTGTGGTTGTGTCCACATAAATTGCGTTTGTTTTACCAATTGTTGGAAACAATGTATAAGATGCATAAGGGATGACTTCTTGCTGATCAGCTATATATTTTTTAATATAATCAACAAGCTCAGTAAGACCTTGTAAATTAAGAAATTGTTCTTTCATTATCTGCACATCCCTTCGCTTTAATTAAAGCAAGGGGAGTAACCCCTTACTTTACGCACTAAATAAACCTTTGATAGACGCACTTGGAATTGCTTCATATCCATCTCCAACAAGTCCCTTAAGAGCGGCAATATCAGATGTGTTTTTAGCAATCTTCGGTTTTTCAGTAGCAAGGTCTTTTTCTACAGCAGTAATTTTGCCTTCCGCTGTATCCATTCTACCTTTAACAGCAGTAATATCTTCGGCATTCTTTTTATCAGCAGCCTCTAATGTAGGTAATTTCTTTTCGATAGCATCAATTCTGCCTACAGCAGCTTCAAGATCAGCAGCTTTTGCATACTTAGAAAGATCAGAATCAGCAAGAGCTTTAGATACGTATTCTGCAATATAACCTACGATATCTTTAGATGTAGCAGATTCTGGAAGAGTACCGATAAGAGTCTTCAGCTTTGTGATATCCTCTTTATTTGTTTTGATCTGAGAATTCATTGTAGCAGCATCAGATGTATGTGTAGAAATCCAATCAGAAATCTCTTTCAGTGTATCATATGCTTCTGGAGCATCTGCGACGATTTTAGCGACTGCATCTGCAACAGCTTTCTTTACAGAACCATCGCCTGTACCATTCAGAGTACCGATAGCTGCTGTATTAGCTGCAACGCTTGCTTTTAATGCAGAATCATCATATTTACCAGCAGTAACTGCTTCTTTGATGTAATTAACTACATCTTTAGCTTTTGCATCAGCAGGAATAGTACCAACATAAGACATTACTTCTGTTTTTGCTGTGTTAGCAGCTCCGGCTGCATCGAAATCTGTAGCTGCCTTTCCAGAATCTACCAGATTACCATTAGCATCAAGACCTGCAAGATGTCCGGAAATAGCTCCTTTTACTTTATCTGCCTTACCTGTTGGCTGAGGAATAGTAATAGTGAATGCTGCTTCATCAATAGTTACTGGAGCAGTTTTTGTGTAAAAATAAAGTGTGTATCCGTCTTCTGACTGAGATACTGTTTTAATTGAGCTTTTAACAGCTTCACTGATTTTAGAGTCGATCTGTACGTTATGCAGATTTAAAAACTCTTGAAGATTAGAAAGTGTAGCGAACTGTAATTTTGCCATAATTAGTTTCCTCCTTGAAATATGTTTGTTAAATCTTTGGAATCAATACCTCCGAGTTTTCGATCTAAAGCAGCGTCAATATGTTCGTCTAAAACATCCAGAACAGTTTCTTCAATGATATTTGAAACATATTCTTTTACAGAATCAGCACTTGCAAAATTCTGCTCATTAATCCACTCCTCGGTTACATAACGATCAGTCGTATATTCACCATCTTGTTGAATGAAATAAAGAGTAATAGATTTTCCTTGCATTTTTGTGATTGTCGTGCTGGAAGTATCAGCATCATGAGATACAAGATACAGAACATCATCTGCTGAAGATTGAACAGTAGTATTGTTTCCACCAATGATACATTGGCCTTTTACTTTATAAATACCATCATCGAGTGATGATATCTTCACAGGAACAGTAAGTGTACCTATAAGATTTACAATAGGTACGTCAGATAATTTGTTATAAGATAAGCTGTTGATATAATCTACAACAGTGGACTTATCTTCAAGATTACCGATTATATTATCTAAAAGAGTAGAAAGCTCAGAAGATTTGACATAATTATCCAATCCAATTGTTTTCTTGACTTCTTCAACAATATGACCTTTATCTTCGTCAGTCATAGATATGTCGTAAGAGAAAAGTAGTTTATCTCCAGAGAAAAACATAAGATTTGATCCGATGCATTTTACATCTGTAATCTGTTTATCTCCTTTGACATATTCTAATGTATTGTCGATGGTCACCCATGCTATACTCTTACTGTCTTGGATGTAACAAAGTCCTGGGTATTTTAGCACCCCTCTTTGTAAAGCCTTTTCTGCAATTTGCTTAGTTGATGCAGAATACCAGGTTGGAATTAACGCCATGCTGTGATCACCTCTTCAATTTGTCATATTCATATTTTGAAATTTCTTTTATTACATAGATGTCATTATCAGGCGGAAAATTATAGAGACCTTCAATGTGCCATCCATATTTTCCGTCTGAACTTAAAATAGCCTGTGCTTCTGTGATATCACATAGAAGCAACAGACTATGTTTTTCCTGATATTTGATATACAGGATATGATTAAGGACATCTACGACTTCATCATTTTTGATTACTTTATAATACATGTGATATCCTCCTTATAAGAGGGGAATAGTTACCCCTCGCATGAAATTGAGAACATAAGTAAAATTCCAGAATTCTGTCCTGGATAAGAGAATCCATATGTTGCACCAGATTCATTAACCGTATACAACCAGTTTGCAACTGTAGCATTTGGAGATCTGGTCCAATAAGATTTATACTCTGCAGGAATAGAAGAGTTTGCTTTCTTTCTGGTATCATCATCTGTGAAATAAGCAATAGGTGCATTTGTTTCAGAGATATATGGTTCAGAAGTAGCAGTAGGATCAACTTCGTACAGAGATGGAACATAGAATCTGCAATTAGATACGGATGTATCATTTGATTTATTACCAATAGAAGAGTATACTTTTACAGGTTTGATCAGGGCTTTCCATAAAGGAGAAATAGCTTTAAGGAGACGTGTATTCAGCCATGTGTTCAGAGAAGATTCAGCCCATCCACCTGCATTTGTGCTCTTATTATTATAAGGCTTTTCAGTACCTAACAGGTTTGAAGCAACAAATGTAATGTTAGCTCTCTTTGAAGCAACGTCAGACAGATAATATCCTTTAAACTTAGCCACTTCCATAGGGATTATTTCGTGGATCCATGCAGCAATATCCATACATTGTTCTTCACCAAGATCTGCGTACCATACTTTAGCCCAATGTATAGTGCCTTTTGCAAAGTTTTCATATGCTCCGTCGTCAGCTTTAGAACATCCAAATACGAGAGTGGAACTATGCTCTGGAATCCTGATCGCATTCAGAGTAGTAGAAGATACTTCTTTCCCAGTCATGTTTGAATTGTACACATAAAGCTTCTGACTTCCAGCTTCATGACGGAATACAATAATCTCTCGGTTTGTTCCAGCAGATGGAGTTATACTATCAGTATTCCATGAGAAACGAGGTTCCTGAGAATACCAAAGTCTGAATCCATTTGAACCATCACCTTGAAAACACTGAGCAAGAGTGGAGTTTACACTATTTCCTGAATCAAATTCAAAGTCAATAGCAATTGTAAAGTCTCTGTCTTTTTCCATAATCTTTAATCCGGTGTCAATATAGTTTGTTCCATCAAATTTAGTCGCAGCTGAAATAACTTCATGCTCTTCAATGTCGCCATAGCTATAATCAACACCAAGTTTGAAATCTAATGTATCTTTTAATGATAATGATTTTGCTTCAAGTCCCATTTTCATAAGAGTATAAAGCTCAACCTGTGTCATATTGGCCAGATCCTTACCATCAAAGTATCCATCTACATATTCGCAGGTTTCATATACTGCATTGATTGTTTTATTTCCATCGACAAATCCTGACTTATCCCATCCTTTAAACAGATTGTACTTATAAGCAGATTCCTCAGCAGTATATACAGGAGTATCACCTGTATATTTTACATAAGAACCATACTGGGCAGTAGATTCTTGAAGAGATAATCCTTTAGAAACATATTTTACAGTATATTCACGAATTTTGCTATTGTATACAGCTTTGATAGTTCTGTCAGCGAAGATTCTAGTTAGAGATCCATCCCAGCCTTTGAATGTATAATCAAGTTTGATTGTGCTTTCTTTGGTAGGAATAGGAATCGGATCAATTTCTCTTGTAATAGGATCAACTGCATTTGCACCTTTATCAACGTACTGGATATCAAGAACTGTATTTTCTTCATCGTCGTTGACGAATGTTACTTTGAACTGAGTGATAATTGAATCGTAGGTAATCTCTAAATCTGGCCATAATTCAGCGAATTCATCCAGCCTTTGCTGTCTCATAACAGGAATGTGTACAGTTCCTATAAGAACAGAATGTACAGAGTTATATCCGTTATCATCAATACCAGTCATTTTTGCTAATCTGTCAAGCAGAGTAGTATCGTCCAGTTCCCAATTGATGCCAGTTACACGAACTCTGGTTAATCCAGTAGCTTTATTGATAATGTCTTTTGCATCCAAAGTATTGCAGTTATCAAGAGACAGAGTAGTAAGATTTGCATAACTTGCTATAGTAAGATCGGTCAATCTATACAGGTTCTTTCCGGTAAGAGATGCGATGGCAGGAAGATGAGCAGTTTCAATCTTTCCGCCAGGAGCAAAGATAACACCTGTAATACCAGATCCTTCTGCTAGAAACTCTTCGAGATTTTTACAGTCAGAAAGGTCGATTGTCTTTTTCAGGTTTGGCAGATTCTCAAGATTCAGTCGTTCCAGAAGGACATTCTGTCCGATTGAGAAATCATTCATATTTGTATTCTGATATCCTTCAACATCAGAACCAATAAGAATGTCTGTCATTTTTACACCCTGATTGAAATTTGTATATCCCGGATAGAATGGCGCAATATCACCAATGGATTGCATCAAAGATGCATTATATACATAGACCTCTGTATCGTTCATAGCAGCAATAGGAGATTTGACTGTATAAGTCTGACCTCTCTTAGCTCTTTGACGAACAAGGTTAGAACCAAATCTTACATCAACATAAGAATCAGCATAAGGAACAATATGGAATGTACCGTCCGGTTTTACACCAGTCCAGTTTGTTGGAGTGTAACCACGGATTGTGATTACATCTGAGGTAGTAGTAGAACCTACATATTTAGATGCAATATATTTCTCTTGATATTTCTGGAACTGTCGTCTCTGCTGTTTCTTGCTTCCGTTCATCATTTCCAGATAAGAAGTCGTACCTTTATCCTCGTAAGGTCTGAAATACTTTCTTCTCATATCAGCGATCCAAAGACGTTCCGGTTTATAATTCTGAAGAGTTTCGAATTTATTTAAGATACGGTTTGCAGACCATGTAAGTTTGGCCTCCATCTGAAGGAACATACTCTGCAGATCATCAAACATGTAATCTCTGATATAACAGAACACTTTACTATCAGATGCATTAAAGACTGATTTTGTTCCAATAGTATCAGTATCTTCATATCCGTAAGTAAGAGTTAATCCACCTTCATTATCATTACCCATTGCAGTATCGTTATCATAATCCATACATAAATCCCAGTGAACCAAATCTTCTGTATGCCAGAAAGTATTTTTTGCTCTGTTATCTACCATAGTATGTCTTTCGGTAAATAAGTAATAGAAGAGTAATGAGTCTTTAATAAAGTGCTGTTCAAACTCTTTTACAAATGTTTCAGAATCAGCATTTACAACCCAAGTCAAAAGATCGTTCCAAGCCTGTCTGCCAGCCTGAATTTCTTCTTCTGTACAATTTGGATTCTGATATCTCATTTCGAATGAAGTATCTCCACCCCATTCTTCATTTGATAAGTCATCAGATAAGAAACGGCACTGAGGATCAGTATTATTTGACACTTCAACAATGAATTCTTTGTGATTCTCTGGATCCATTCCCTGTGCAACTGTATTCTTCTTACTGTTACCAATATCACCTGCAGCATAGAAGTGCCACTGACCATCTTTGAACTCTACAGCATTATCTACATCTGTTTCTTTTAAGAATACAACACAAGGATAGAACTGCATAGTATCACGTACACGAGGATCTTTCTTTCTAGCAGGACGGATATATGGGTTGAATTCCTGATATTCTCCTTGAAGACCTGCATTATTGATATTCTCAGAAGAAGCAATATTTACTTTGACATTGAAATAGTTGATTCCAATAGCATTTTCATCCATAGAATAAACATCGGCAGTTGTATCATCTGCGAATGTAAATCCATTCTTACAGTTAATTTCCAGATTTCGACCAGAATCACCATAATATTCAGAAGAGGTTCCCTGTCCATTATGAATACCATCACGAGAGATCCAGTTATCAACAGGACGACCATTCTTATAGATCTGCTGTACAGATGTAAATGGTACTTTATTTTTCTTACCAGTTGTAAATACTGGTACTTCCAGTTTAATGATTCTCAAGTCTGGACATTTTTCGGCCAGTACATCAGGATCAAGTCCACCAGAAGAATCAAGAATATCATTGCGGTTGTATCGGTTGATAATTTCATTTGCATTTTTTGCATCAGCAATGAAGTTATCCAGAATCTCATCATCAGTGAGGTTCATTGTATAAGCTTTTATTCTGTATACAATAACGTCGCAGTCATCAGAACCGATTGTAATACCTACAGGATTTGTCTGCGTGAAACTATCAGAAGTGGCATACAGTTTTACTCTTGTAGGAATGCCATCAACCCACATAACCATTTCTGTATATTCACTGTCCGGCAGAATATTAAATTCCAGCTCCATATAGTAATCTTCACAATATGGGACAGAGATTTCGTTCTGTTCAGATTTCAGTGTTGCTTCCTGAGCTTTTACAGTATAACCAAGATTATCTGCAAAACAGGAGAGTACTTGAGCTTCATAGTTCTTTACATTTGTACATTTATAAATGAATTTAAAGTTCTTGCCAGTTTTCTTTGCATCATCAGCAAATAACTGATATGGGATAGTAGCAGCAGTTCCTGCTTTTACGCAGAAATAAGTATCTCCATCTTCATCGACCTGATAACCACCATTTGTTGTATCAAAGTTATCTGACACTTCAATTGTAAGATTATCATTGATCTTCAGCCAGTCAGCTTCACCATTGTTTTTACCAGATGGATTAAAGTCAAATGCAAGGTTTGTAGTTACCGGAGATACATTGATATCCAGTTTCTCAATAGTAGCAGTAAGAATCTTTGTGATTCTACGACAACTGATAGTAAGAGACTGTTTGCCTATTGCGGTAGACTTGTAGCTCCAGATCTGAGCAGTTCTTCCAACAGTAAGAGTAGAAGCAACTTTGCCATCAACAGAGAGTTTTACAGTAGCAGGATTATGTTCTGGATCATATACAACATATTTGATGCTTGTTGTATTGTACTGTTTTGCAGTAAATTCAACCATAGAACATCCAATAATAGGAGTAGTATTTCCTTGTTCAACCCAGATAATATCTTTATATACTGACTCAGAAGTTACGTCCTGATTATTGATACTTGCAGTCATATACACTTTCAGAAGGTGAGCACCATGACTCTGTTTTGCCAGAGTATAAGTCATCTGTCTACCAGAAGCAGTTGTTTCAACTCCTGCAATTTCTTTTCCATCAAGAACAAAATGTACAGTCTTATTAATATCACCATATGGAGTATATCTAAATGTTACCTCGTCTGAATAGAAGAGTGTATCATCAAAAATACTCTCAATTTTAAAGTCAACAATTGTAATGGTCCAAGTCTTAGTAGCGATTGTACCAAAACTGTCAGTGATAGAAAGTCTGATAGAGTTTGCACCATTTTTCAGATATTGTGTAATATCAAAACTATTCTTACCCTGAGCAGCTACAGTAGTAGCAACTGTTGTACTTCCGACACGCCATGTAGCAGTACCATTACCGGTTGTATCTCCTGTATTATCTACAGAGGTAAAGTTATACTCGATCACTGCAGAGTTTCCTGCTAAGAAGATTGCATCAGAACTTGTAATTCTCTCGATTGTGACCGTAGTAGTGTCAGATGGTCCAGAGCCACCAGTGATTGTAAACTGTTTCTTAATTACATCATCTTCATACAGAGTAAAAACATTTTCTTCATAAGAAACGTCATACTCATGACCTGTATTTTTACCTAAATCCTTAATAGATTCATTGATCGCAGTAATGTCACTATTGATGGATTCAAACTGAGAATCATAACCAGAAACATTCTGCTTCAGAATATCTACCGTATTTTTGGTTTCTGTAGTAGTAGCAGAAATTGTTTCGTTAGATTCTTTTAATCCAGCTACATCTGTTTTCAGACCTGAAATATCAGTTGTATTTGTTTCAACTTTGCCTGCCAGGTCATCTTTTGCAGTCTCAAGAGCAGACACACGATCTACAACAGGAGAGAGCTTTTCATCTGTACTCTTAGAAATGTCCTCTTTAAGAGCAGAAGTCCATGCGGCAGACGGTTCAATAGAACTAAGTTCTACAGTCTGGATCTCTGTTTCTCCATTCTTGAATACGAGAGAACCTTTGCCATTCACTACAGAATATTCAACAACAAGATTTGAAAGACTGTTAATAGTGATTTCACCAATCTGTTCTTCTTTATCTTTAAATACAAGATGTCCAGAAGTATTATCATATTCAATTTTCAGATTTTTCAGACTATCAATACCTGAGATAGCAGTGTTCAGTTCCTCAACAGTCTGGTCAATCTCTGTTTTTGTATAGTAATCTTTTAGAGAAGCAGCTACAGTCTGATTTAAATTTGCTGTTACAGAAGCGGTTACATCTGCTTTTATATCATCTACATTAATAGAAGCAGCGGAAGCTTTTGCTTCATCTGCGTATTGTTTTGCTTCGGCTACATGACCAAGAATCATATTTACAAAACTTGTATACCAATCTTCAGAAGGTTCAATGATTCCGTCATAATTTAATCCTTGAAGAACAGTAAACTTACCATTTGGTCTGGTTCTCCAAATATAATTGTTTCCTTTTTCATTTACGCCAGTAGCCATAATTTCAAAAATTATATCTCCGGCATTTGCTGTAACAGCAGCATCAATCAACCAACCAAATCGAATATAAGTATTGTTGGAAGCTACATTGATAACTGTCGCTACTTTACCTTTTTTCTCAGCTATAGATTCATATCTTATCTGGATGAGCATATCCATAAGATCCATACCATCCCAATATCTTGGAATCCTAAATGGCATATACTGGCTGTTTTCTTCCTGCATAATATTAATCTGTGTAGCATCAACGGCAATATTTTTTAAGTTATCCACTGTTGAATATGCATTGTCTTGATATTTGGTATATACTTCATAACGACCATCAGTACATAATGTATATTCCTCAGTGTCTACGGCTAACTCAGCACTCAAAGTCATTGCCGAATTAGCCGCAGCAGCAATTTTAGAATCTTTAAATGACATATCATGACTCCTTTACTTTAATAATTTATCCAGATCGACAACCTGATCAAGATGAACAACTCCATCCTGTGTGCCATCAGGATCTTTACCTGTCATATCTTCGGCTACCATAGCAGAAAGATCTTTTACAACGATACCATTTCCGGTATCTTCACCATTTCTGTCTGTTAAAGTGATTTTTCTGTCTTCTGTATTAAGACGAATATCTTTTACCATACCTTCATAAGTCGCTTTATTCTGAGCATTGAGATCTTTAATCATTCCTTCCATAGCAAGGAGCCTCTGATCAATTTCAGTAAACAATTCAGAAGGTTCATATTTATCAAATTGTACAAGTGGAGTAATATGAATAACACCTGATGTGGTTTTTCGAATATAAGAAGTGTATGTTCCATCTTCATTAGCAACAAGTTTTAAGAACGTGAAAGATACTTCGATATCCCCGGCTTCAGCAGTAAGTGCTGCATCGACAGGAATTAAATACTGAATATAATTCTGTTCATATTCAAGATTATTTATAATAAGTTGTGTCATTTTAATTTTGTCTGACACCGGGAGCTTATACTTCATATAAACAGTTGTATCTGACATATCAATCTGTTCCCGATACATTTTACTTGTTACAATCTGAATCTTATCTACATAATTACTTCTTTCCACAATTGATTCTTTGACTGTTGTTACAACAGTATTTTCATCTGTAATTTTTAGTGTATACATAACTGCCTCCTTCCTTATTTAGTCTGAGTTTTTTCTAAAGCTTCAATTCTAGTCTGTAGTGACTTAATAGTTTCCTGCAGTGTTGTGACTGATGAATTCGCATTATCAGCACTTTTCTTGATCTCAGCAGTATTCTGAGTCAAAGTAGTAATATTGTTCTGTATTGTTTCGATATTATTGGTCATGCTAAGTAATGATGTATTGATCTGTTCAATTGAAGTGTTAGAAGAAGAATCTGCAGACTGCAGATCAGAGATAGACTTCTGTACGGCAGTCATAGATTCTTTCAATTTATCCACATCAGCTCCCAGCTGAGTAAGTTTTCTTCCAACAACAAGGGCATCAGCGAATGCACCCTGTTTAGATAATGTCATATCTGATTCAGGGAGATTAGCCAGATAATTGTAATCATACTTAACAACACCAACAGAGGTTTGAATTCCCTGAATATATGTTGCCATTATTACTCACCTTTTTCTACAAATTCATATAGTACTGTCATATCAAGCATAGACAGTTTGTCTTCATTAGATTTAAGCATTTTCTTGAGAGATTCCTCTGGGATCATCTCAACATCAAGTTCACATGTTTTATCATAAATTTTCTGCAGACCTTCTTGAATTTCAGGGATGATTTTATCTTTTATGTCATCATTAAGAGCACGATTTCCTGTTTCATTACCGTTTTCGTCAACAATAGAATGTGAGTTTTCCTCTGTAAAATAAGAATCAACTAACTCCTGCTCAACCTCTGAGATTTTATCTACCTGCGCCTTAAGAGTCTTCAGGTTCATTGTATTCGCCCAGAATACATCAACATCTCCTGCGATTAAATCCGCACGACTCTTCATAGAATTTAATGTTTTATACATTGCCATAATGTCTGCATTTACAATAACTTTTTTCATAATCCTTGTACTCCTTTTATATTAATATGTAACTTTATTTTCTCTGACGAGTTCTTCAATAGCATCATTTAGATATGCTTCAAAGTCAGAATATAATGTTTCGATAGCCGCTTTAGAATCTTCTGTAATCAAAGCCTTAGCTTTATCAATAGCCATCTGTTTAGCAGTTTTCTGAGCTTCTGCATCAAACTTACCTTCCTTCTTCAAAGCATCTACATAAGTCTGATTAACTGTGAGCACTGCTTTACTAATAGCATCAGTAGCAGCGTCTATATATTTTACGAGCTGATCATTTTCCAGGTTCTTTTCCTGTTCTTTAATCTTTACTTTTAGGAAGAGGATTCCATAAGTGATTAAAAGTGGAAGAATACCAGTAATGATCAGATATAATACATCCTGAATACCCTGTTTGATGTCCATAGTCATACCTCCATTCATCCTACAGCCTCATCTTCAGATACATGATCGAAGACTGGCTTTTCTTGTGCTTCTAAATTGCACATTGCAGTATCATAGGTAATACCTCCGACCTGGTTTTCTTTACTAGCTTTGGTATAATATCCTAAAATTGTAGGAATCAACGCTGCCGGAATACCTATGAGCGCATACATATAACTCGTATCTCCAGTGAGACTTATCATATGTTCACTAAACCAAAGAATCTGTAAGCAAATAGCAAAGACTACAAACACAATAAGCTTACTTGTATTTGGTTTTTTAAAATTGAATCTTTTAACCTTTGCTGCTTTCAGATTTCGTTTCATTTCAATCTGCCGATTTTTGGCTTTGATTTTCTTTAATTCAAGTTCATATTCTCGACTGGTCAAATATTTCACCTTCTTTGCATAATAAAAGACCACGATTGCTCATGGCCTCTTATTTATTCAGGAATAATTCCATATACGTATGTTTCAAACTCTGTAAAATCTTTCAGGACAGCCTCTTTATTTGTTTTAAATGCTTCACTATCCTGAATAGATTTATTGATATTTACATTTCCATCTTTACTAACAGATGCATTAAGATAAGCAATCTGCTTTGAGTTTTCACCTTCACCGATCATAACCTGACCGGATACATTTCTTGTTTCACTAATTTTTAACATAACTTTTCCTCCATTTTTTGTAGTCGTTGAGTAATGAGAGAGAGCTGTCCCTGAAGCATAAGAATTTCATTCTTAAGGGATTGATTTTCAGATTCGAGAGAGTCAATACGATGATGGGCTTTCTGTGTCATGTGAGTGTTGAGAGCAATAAATTCGCCATATCTTAATGCGTATTCAACAATATTACCTGCTTTATTTGGTTTGAGTAAAATGTCTTTACAAATTAATCCATAATCACTTGTATCTAAATTATTATCATTGAATATTTTTTCAGTTTCTCTTGCTCCAAATCCAAAATGAAATCTATCATGATCTTCTTCTGAATCAAAATTTTTATATTTATATTTTATTGGATTTAATTTCATATAAATAGATTCTATATTTGGAATATCGTTAATTTTTGACATTTGTGTTTTTAACTCTTCATCAGAGCCTGTTATATTTCCATTTTTCCCCCAAATATTTTTCCATTTACAACTTGTGTCTCCTAAATTTAAACTTTGATCATAATTACAACCAAAATATCTTGCAGACCCATTTGATGTAACTCCTGCATAATATGAAGTATCCGAACTATGATATATTTTTCTTACATATAAATCATTATAATCAACAGAAATAGTAGTTCCGGAAATAGAAATGCCCGAACCAGCATAATAAGTTGTTCCACCACCAGAACCTTTAGGAGCAAAATTATTAGATACCCAACTTGTAGTAGCATATCCATAAAGAGATTGATGCTGAGTTAAATATCCTTTACCAGTCACCCAATCTTGCGTTGCGAGGTTATAATTCGTAAATCCAGAACTACGTGTAGCTCCATCAATTTTAAGACTAATTGAACCACCGCCTGTAGAAATCTTATTTCCATGTTCATCGTAATAATTCTTAGCATATACAGCATTCCAAGGCGCATCTGTGCTTCCGAGGTTACAAGTGCCACCCTTTTCCAATGAATATGTATCAACATCTGTATAGCTAGTTGATGTTTTTAATTTATATGGAGTCAATGCGGGTGTACCATCATTATTAATTGCAATCCACATATTATGATTACTATTCATAATTACGGTATGGCAATGACCAAATCCTGTATAACCTACAGGAGAACTGTTATTTAATTTAGAATGAGAATGTGATCGTGCAGCGATCCCTAAATTAGATAATGTATTATTTCCGCTTGCCAATTCAACATTATTAATTTTAGGTTTATTTGTAAGTCCATTATAATTAGTTGTGCCGCCTTCACCTAAATTAGCCAGTGAAGTATAAGTTTTTTTATCACCAGTAAGATAAATAGCATCTACATAAATACATGCATATGGATTAGCTGTTGCTCCAATGCTTATCTGAGAAGTAGTATCTTTAGTTTTACTTACTGTAATATTACCATATGCATCGGTTTCAGTTGATAACAAATATGGTAATAAACTAATAGATAACATTCCTGTAGTCGTACTTTCCATACCTACTGCAAAGTTACCGTTTTTATAAGGAAGAATAGTGTGATGATGATTATAACCATTAAAGTCAAATGTGTCTGTTGGTTTCCACATAATTGATTTATATGGCACTCCTTTATACTGTCCGAATGAATCAGTAATATTAAGTTTATTAACATTTAACCATCCATTTGTATTAATATCATCTGCAATTAATGTTAGAACTCTTGCGCCTTGTTCTTTTATCAGAAGCATTCCATGCATTTTTGAAGAGTCTAAAGATGAATCTATCAACCCAAATCCAATTTGAGTTGTATTAGTTCCCCAGTCAAATGCAGTAATTACTTGTACTGAATCAGTTGGTTCACCAGTTCCAACATCGTTATAATAAATAGAATATGATTGCTTTGCAGTAATAGATGTAGCAATAACACTACCTGTAAAACTTCCAGTTGCACCAGAAAGTTCTCCTTTAAAACTACCTCTTGCAGCTTTTAATTCTCCAGAAAAGCTACCTGTTGCTGCAACTAATTCACCAGAAAAACTTCCGGTAGCAGCTGATAGTTTACCACCAAAAGTTGCATTCCCTTGATTATCTATATTTAACTGATTGCCAAGTTTTAAACCATCTGGATTCAAACTTATGGATCCATCTCTGTTACTTAATGAATTTGCAGATATATTCCAACCGCCAATAGTTCCTCCATCAGCGTAAATAGTTCCTGAAAATGTACCAGAGTTAGCATAAAGCTTACCATTTGAATCAACTCTGAAGTTTCCACTACCAAGAGCAATTCCGTCTGTACCAATATATACATTTTTATCTTTTGATACTGATGTTGGTTGTTCAGGCAAGCTATCCATGCCAGAATACAATTTCCCAGCTTCAATAGTAAAACCACCAATACCACCAATATAACCTTTATTAGCAGTGATGCTACCTTCAAATTCACCATTGCCTTTAAAATAAGCATTTCCTTTATCATCAATAGCGAAGTTCTTTGCTGTCATAGCACCAGTTTCCATATTAACCTGGAGTCCAGATTGTGCATAAATTCCGTCAACCGCAGAGGGTCCCTGATAATTCTTAGATTGCAACAACTGAGCAGCAATTAACATAGCATTTACTGTGTTAGTTTCAATAATACCACCGTCGATTTTAGTTTTACCTGGTCCAGTGTGTGTATTCATTGCAGTGATAATACCATTAATGTCAATGGTGCTGGCATCAATGCTAATATGGTCAGAAATCATCTGAATAAATTTATCAGTAACTGTGAACTCAGACTCTTTGTCACCAGTTACCATAAAACTGATTTTATCTGCATTTTGAGTAATAGAAGAGGTGTTTGCTTTAATTTTTTCTTGAGCTTCAGAAAGATCTGTTTGCATACTGCTTACAGTAGATGTAATCCCAGAAACATTTTGTTTGATATCAGAAAAATCCGTTCGGATAGATTCTTGATCTTTAAGATATTGAGTATTACTAACCTTAGTTTCGATTTGTCCGGTCAGAGTATCTGTAACATTCTTAATCTGCTTTGTGTAGTCATCTGTAATAGTCGTCTTTTCTATTCCCCACCATTGATTTCCTTTGCCATCATAAATATTAGTGATGTCAATACCACCTTGTTCATTTGGTTCTATGATTTGAAATCCAAGTTTGTCTTTGGTAATGGTGGCGTTATTAATCATGTCTCCAAGAATTGTATTATCTGGAATACCTGTCTGGGTAATACCATTTTCATCAAATAAAGCGGCTCTGTCTCCATTTTTAACAATAAAGTTGAAATCCCCTTTACCGTCCATACCAATCTGCACACGAACATTTCCTTTGGAATCATAAAACTGTTGGGTACTTTCTTGAAATGCAATAGTAGGTTTATTGTCTTTAGAGATAAGTACAATTTGATTTGCAAGAGCATTTTGAGCCATTAAATCTCCAACTGCAATTTTCTTTGCGATGAGATTAGTAATAACAGCCTGATCAATTTCTGCATTTTCTACAGTAAGATGAATTGTATGTAATTCTCCAACCCCTGCATGACCTGCAAGAAGATTTTTCACATTAATCATATCAGCATTAATCTGGTTAGATTCTATAATCTTAGCTGACAGCTTTTCAATATTTGCCTGTTCCGCTTCGAGAATACGAGTTGTGATCTTATCTGCGGAAATAAGTTTTACATCGAGATATTTCATAAAAGCAGTATCAACAGTAAGCTTATCAAATACACCTTCTTTTGCTTTCACGAGTTCTGCAATAATTGTATCAGCGGTAATGGTTCCACCAGATCCGGTTCCTCCAGTGACAGTTCCACCTAACATTGAATTGAATAGAGGATTTGAAAAGATTTGTTTGATAGCTTCTGATGTGATGACATAATCAGAAGTAGAAGATTTGTTGACTGAGTTGACACGACCACCATTACGGTTGGAAGTATTAAGAGCATCGTTTAAAAGAGTATTATAATCATTCCTTTTAGCTTTGTACTGAATCATATTGCTAAAAGTAACTTCCATAGATTCATCTAAATCACAAGGATTATATGTGATTTCAATTACTCTTAGTTTAATATAATTAGTATCAGTGATTCCTACACGTACAAAATCATTTACCGCAAGCTGTTCATGGTACTCCTTAAATTCTGGAAGAGCGTATACATTCTCTACATCATCAGTATATGTATATTGTGGATGTGATTCCACATACAATTCTTCCAATGCATCGTCATAAAGAACTTTAGACTTATCTACGGCATCAGCAGTACTGTCAAGAGTAGTAACAATAATATTTTCATTTGTATAAGTGGATTGGCTATATAAACTCTTAATAATATATGTTTCTTTATCAGTAAAAGCTGAGTATTTGTTCTGTACTTTACCAAAATTTTCAAGTAATACATCTTTTGCAATCTGGTTTCGTTTCTCTTGAATTTCAGGTTTCTTAGCCTTATCATATTCAGCCTGGCGTTCTTTTAAAGCAGCCTCAGCCTGATCTTTTAAATTCAGATAATCCAGATATTTTTGATGCATCTGAGTAAAATATGCTTCTTCATATCCAGAAAGAGGATTATAACCATCTGCATAACCACTCTTTTTTAATTCTTTAATACAGCTATCGTAAGTTGAAATCTTTACTTTTAATTCTGAGATTCCATATAACTTCCAATCAGTTTCATAAGCTTTTATAATATTTTCAGATTGCGTGAAATACCCAAACTGGCTAGGTGAATCGCCCATCTCTAATTGCATACCGCATATAGTGAAATCATTAGTTCCAGTGAATGCTACATCAATTAAACGAGAAGAAAGATTAAAAGAAGTATAAACTCTTGTCCAAGAAGATGTAATGTTATAAGCAACATTCTTTCTATCTTCTCCAGTGTTATTATAACCAAGATAAAATGTACCGGATCCTTTTACAAAACAACTAAGAGTATATCTCTGAGATGGTTCGATACTAATATTGTGTTGATAGATACCACCATCTGTACCGGTTACTTTAACTCCACGAGTAATTCCGTATGCAGGTGCGTCATTAATTTGTACTGTTTGGAACGAAGAAGTTCCAGGGTTTACCATGTACCAATCTTGGCCCAACACAATCGGATTTACACATGAAATAATATTTCCTTTACCGAATCCTTCTACGGTTTCGTCTTGAGCTTGTAATGCAGCTACAATAGATGGAAGAGTGTAGTTCATAATTGATTCATATAAAGGCCAATCATGTGACTTTTTTAAAGCTTCTAAATCAAAATTCTTTTCATCATCAACATATAGAGCTTCTAAACCCTTAATGATTGCCATGTTAGCATTATATGCATCTTTTAAATCTTCAACTTTTTTCCCGAACCAATTTGTTTGAGCAGTATCAATTGGGACTCTATTCATTAATTCAGTAAGAACTTCCAAATTTTTATTATATTCTTTGGATAAATTAATAAACTCTTCTCTGCGGGACTCCCGGTAGCTTTGCCATGCATTATATTTTTCTTGTAGTGAAGTATCCATGTAAGGCTCACATATAAAATAGGAAAGATCAGTAATTACAGAATCACCAAAATTGACTGCATCAATATTATAATCATCTAAGCCTTCAACATAAAATTGTGTAACTAAATTTTCATCTCTGGAAATAGTTATACTATTCTGAATGTTTCTAAAACCCAAAACTACATTTGTATCTTTACCTAAGCTGTCAGGTCTATAAACATTTATGGTCATATTTACAGTATCAAACTCAAACACACATTTATAGGCTTGTGCGGCCTCTTGTGTTAAGAAAGCATATACATTTTGATCGTCTACTTCAAAGTTACATATATTATTAGGGAGTAATTTTCCATCGTCATCAGGAGTAATATTATCCACATAACCTATATGCCAACCAGGAACATCTGCATGTTTTAATACTAAATGTAAAAAACTTAGATCTTCATTTTCTGAATCATAAAACTTAATCTGATAAAACTTATTTGTATCATGAGTTGCCTGATACATCATTTCATAGGAATCTTCTTCGCCCATATTAATTTTAAAGTTTTTCAGTTTATATTGAGTAAGCATGATTTCATAAGACTCAGCAGTAATCTCTTTAGTTTCACGCAAACCATCATTATTAATAGTTGGCGGATCTACTATTTTGAACCAAATGCCATCACAGTATAGCTCCATTAGCTCATCAAGTTCTTCATACCCGTCAGTAACAGTATTGTTTATGTATTTATCAACAGTAAATGTTAATTCAGCTGTATTATTAGTTTTTAACGACAATGAAGCGGTAGATGTATCAATGCCTCCTAGCGCACAATATAATCTTTTGCCAGGTTTAGCTAAATAAATAATAGAAGGCTCAGTACGTCCATAAATATCATACTTATGATTTATTTTCACCCAAACGCACCCACCTTTCTTGGTTCTCTATAAATAAGCTCAAATGTAGCATCACCAGTGAATCTTAATTCATTTTCACCGTAAGCCAATCTAAGCCAGTATATATTATCTATATCTTTTACACCCAAATCTTCAAAACTTATAATTGAATTAGTAATGTCATATATTTTTAAATGCTGGCAATCAATATAAAAGTCATCATCTTTTAAAGCATTTATTTTCATTGTTCCGTTATTGTCTGTTACATTTTGGATTGTAATAGTGCCATGGCTTTTAGGGGAAATTTTAATAA